GTTATAAAACCAAGCAACTGAAATGGCGTCAGGACCTGAGCCGGGACCAACAGCCGTGGATGTATTCTGGTGAAATTGGTGATCGCCTAAACATGCGAGATATTAATTACATGCAACCGGGGATGCTAAATCGAAACGGTAAACCAGCAAAATCAAGTTGGGATAGTCTATCTTATATCCTTGTTCAAGCACACAACACTGAATATCATATCCGTGGAATGCAAGATGCAATACGCAGGTTCGATCACGAATATGAAATGGTAAGAGATAAAATTGACATTACCAATATGAACTTGGATCCAAAGAAACCTTCTATTCTAAGTGAATCTGTACCAGATACAGTTCTTTACTTTGCTAAATTTGTTGAGGTTCTATTTGATCCTAAAACTAAAGACCCTATGCAGCTATTGACGGATTATCGCGCTTTTTTGCGCAAGTGCGAAGGTTCACGCGTCCAAGACACTAGTACAGTTCCAGAAGGTATGGAATTCGAAGAACCAGCTATTCGTACAGAAGAATTCATCGAAGCTATCAAGGGTAAGAAGAAAGAATATGCTGAACCAGAAGGTGTAGCAGATTTATTTGGCTGAGGAGGAAACTATGACCAAAGACAAAAAACTACAAAGACTAGAACAACTAAAAAAAGAACACCGTGATCTTGACAATCAGGTACAAAAAGAGTATAGTATACGTCTAGATGTAAGTGATTTAAAAGTTCAAAAACTCCGACTAAAACAAGAGATTCTAGCAATGGAAAAAGAGCTAGGATTGAATGAGTAACTACTACGATTATATGCGCGATGAAGGACGCAAACAAGATATGACAATCGAAAAATCAATGAATGAAGCAAAGCGATGGATTTGGGTTACGTTCAAACGTGAAGGTATTCACTGCTATCCAGCAGCAAAAGATGATCCTAAACTAGCGACAGGTGATTGGGATGACGTATCATTTCTTGGCGTCCCTCACCGTCATATTTTTCATTTTCGTGTGGCTGTTACTGTCACACACAATGACCGCGATATTGAGTTTATTCAATTCAAACGCTGGCTTGAAAAGTTGTACAACGAAGACGTACTTGATCTAGATTATAAATCTTGCGAAATGATGTCCGATGATCTATACATGCAAATTGCAAACAGATATCCAAATCGTGACGTAAAGATTGAAATCTCAGAAGATGGTGAAAACGGAGCGTTAATCGAATATGCCAGTAATTGAACATCCAACTAAAGAAGAAATTCAAGCAATGGTGCGCGTAGTACCAGATCATCCTCGACAAGGAGTGATGTATCAAGATATGGCAAGTATCTTTAATCATCCGCAGGGACTACTAAAAGTAGTAACACTGTTTAAAAATTATATCAATGCAAATGGTATTGAGTTTGATCGTATTGTAGGACTTGATGCGCGTGGATTTCCCATGGCAGGTGCTCTTAGTGCAATCACCGGTAAGCCCTTCGCGATGGCGCGGAAACGTGGGAAACTTCCAGGTGAAACAGTATCAACTACATACGAACTAGAATACGGTAAAGATGAATTGCATCTACAAATTGACGCAATGAATCCACGTGATCGTGTACTTGTCATTGACGATGTAATTGCAACTGGTGGCACTCTTGAAGCAGTTACTAAGTTAATCATGCAATTTGATGCAAACGTAGTTGGCGTACTTGCTATCATGGATCTAGAGTTCCTTGGTGGTGCGCAGAAATTGCGGGATCGCGGATACAACGTGTATTCTATTTTGAAGGAAGAATAAATGATCACAAGTTTTGTGGTGACATTAATTGAATGCTTAGAAATCGCATTCATCACTTTGATGCTAACGCAGTATACAAAATCTGCAAACATCTATGCATCGGGTTTTGTGGGATTAATCGGTGGCGTACTCGCTGCATATTTCCTACACGATGTTCTTGAAGATTATGAATGGGCAATGTATGCTATTCTTAGCGTATTGTTCTTTTATCTGTTTGTAAAAAGCAAGGACATCACTGCACATATCAAGGAACACTTAGAAGAAATTCGTAGTGCAAGTAGCATTGTTATAGCGGTTGCTACTGTGTTCTTTGTGTATGCACGTGAGAGTTTTGAAATCTTTTCGGCACTCTTACTTAATCCAGCAAGCAATTGGTTGTTGGCTGGCGTAGCAGCAGTTCTTGCTGCATTAGTATTTGTATTTGCTAGAAATAGTGAATACAAGAGATATGTTTTCAAATTTGGTTATTTGGCATATCTCGCGTTTGGTATCTGGTTTGGATACGAAGCACTAGAACATCTACACATTCTCTGAAAGGTTTAATAGAATGTTATATCTTATAGACTTGGAAAGCGTTGAATCCCGCTATACCAAACAATGGAAGACGCATTTCCCCGCATTGTTGAAACAGAACGGAATTGACGTTACAGTTATCGAAGGTCCCACAGACATTCCCGCTGCAACTACTCCCGGAGCGTTTCTCAACTTTGGCGGTACAAATATCTATAAGAGCGCACAGTTAGAACAAATAGCAAAACTGTTCTGTGAAGGTAAGATCAAAGATGGTGACTACTTTCTCTATACCGATGCGTGGAATCCCACTGTTATCCAGTTGAAATATATGGCAGAATTGCTTGGGATAAAACTCCGAATTGGTGGACTCTGGCATGCTGGTAGCTATGATCCCCAAGATTTTCTAGGTCGCTTAATCGGTGATAAGCCATGGGTTCGTAACGCGGAAATGTCAATGTATGATTGTTATGACGACAACTTCTTTGCAACAAAGTTCCATATCGACTTGTTTACAAATACGTTCTGGAACGATGACCGTGATATCGACAGGCAGCTACTTCACTCTATTAGACAAGTAGGATGGCCTATGGAATATATTGAAACTGAACTTAGTGAGTATAAGAATATGGCGAAAGAGGACATTATTCTATTCCCTCACAGAATTGCTCCTGAGAAACAGCCCGAGATTTTTGACTACATTGCTGAACAAATGCCCGAATATAAGTTCATCAAATGTCAAGAACTTAATTTAACCAAACCAGAATACCATACGTTACTTGGTAAAGCAAAATTGGTATTCAGTGCAAACTTACAGGAAACTCTTGGTATCTCAGTATACGAAGGTCTTGTTGTGGGTGCAATACCAATGGTACCGGATCGTCTATCTTACAGTGAAATGTGGGATGAGACATTCAAATATCCAAGTGAATGGACTACAAACCTAGAAGCAGCAAAGAAGAACATTGCAAACATCAAAGCGTACATTCGTATGCAAATGAGCAAAAATTCTGATATGCAGTTTTTGATGAAACAGGAAGTAGAACGTGTGCAGAAATTCTATCACGCAACAAAACTTATTGACATTCTAAAAAACTATTGACTTCTAACATCCACTCATGCTATAATAAAACATGAGTGGGATTACCACATCTAACTAAGGAACATAGTACATGAGAAAGACTTCCGAAATTATTAAACACCGGATCGAAGAAGCTGGCGCACGATATTGGGCAGGCGATAATATTGCAAACTTCATTATGCCAGAAGAATATGACATGATAATTGATGAACTAACCGAGGGATTCGAAGGTATTCTAGATTCTCTCGTAATTGATCGTCATACCGATCCAAATAGCATGGATACAGGTCGTAGACTTGCAAAGATGTATGTCAACGAACTTATGTCAGGACGATACAATCCTGCTCCAAATGCAACTGCATTTCCAAATGAACCTGACAATATCACAAACGAAAAATATGAAGGCATGCTAGTTGTTCGCAGTGAACTCACAAGTGTTTGTTCACACCATCACCAACCAGTTAAAGGTGTTGCATACATTGGTATCATTGCAGCAGACAAATTGATTGGTCTAAGCAAGTATACACGTATCGCACAATGGTGTGCAAGACGAGGTACACTGCAAGAAGAACTTGCAATGGACATTGCACGTGAAATCATGAAAGCAACTGGATCAAATGATGTAGGTGTTTACATTCAAGCGACACATGGTTGTTGTGAAAATCGTGGCATTATGGCACACAGTTCACTAACACAGACAACAGTGCTAAAGGGTTCATTCTTCAATAACCCACATGTTAAACAAGAATTCTTTGACAACATTAAGCTACAGCAGGAGTTTGCACCGCGATGAACGACCATAAAGAAAACTACTGCACAGGCAAAGGACTTCCTCTAGCATTAACGATTATTATGCTAATGATGGTCGGCGGACCTGTTGCTATTTCAGCAATGATGGGATATTTTTAATATGAAACATACAATCATTTTTAAACAGCCGCTTACATTGAAAATCAAAAGCGTTGTAGACTTTGATCTAGAATCAGATGGTACACGCATTGTTGCAACAGTAGAAGCAACTACGCTAGAAGAAGCAAAACAAAAAGTGTTAAACACATTGGAAGGCATTGAATTAGAATGAAACTAAGATATTCAGAAGCATTCTATTCGCTGCAAGGTGAAGGACAGTACGTTGGGGTTCCCAGCGTATTTCTTCGCACCTTCGGATGTAACTTTCGATGTCAGAACTTTGGGTTGCCACGCGGACGAGAAAAAACACACTACAACCCAGAGGTTGAAGAACTACTAAATACTGGCATCTTGGATCGTGTTACTAAGTTTGAAGAACTACCAATCATTCATACTGGCTGTGACACGTATGCAAGCATCTACCCAGAATTTAGACACCTTGTTATGGATAAGACGATTGATGAAGTTGTCGAACAACTACTCAGTCTAACACCTGAAGGTAAGTGGATCCAAGATAACGGACAAGATGTTCATCTAATTCTAACTGGCGGTGAACCTCTACTTGCTTGGCAGAAACTTTACATCGAACTATTCGAACATCCGAAAATGAAGGACTTGAAAAATGTCACATTCGAAACAAACTCCACACAGTTTCTACATGAAAGTCTACGAACTTACATTGGAAACCAAAAGAGAATTAAATTCACATTTTCATGCTCGCCTAAACTCTCCGTTTCTGGAGAACGTTGGGAAGACGCTATTAGACCTGATGTCGTACACAATTATATCACTACTTTGGGTACTAATCTGTATCTCAAATTTGTTGTCTCTGATCGTACAGACGTGGAGGAAGTTGATCGCGCTGTTGCAGAATATCGCAGTCATGGCATCGATTGTCCGGTTTATCTTATGCCAATGGGCGGGCGCAGTGAAGGATATGATATCACAGTCCAAGAGGTCGCAAACATCTGTATGCAAAAAGGATACAGATTTACACCAAGACTCCACATATCTCTATTCGGGAACGCCTGGGGGACTTGATAAGAATAAACGATATCTCCGTGGTGTACACACAGAAGAACAATATAACAATATAAGGAAGCAGTTATAAATGAACAACTATATTTTTACTAGCGAAAGTGTTAGCGATGGACACCCTGATAAGGTTGCAGACCAAATCAGTGATGCCCTAGTTGATGCTGGGTTGAAGAATGGGGACGAGACTACTCGCGTTGCCATCGAAACACTTGTAACTACCAATCACGTAACGTTGGCGGGCGAAGTAAAAAACTTTAATGTATCGAAAGAAGAAGTTAAAGAAATCGTCCGAAATAAAGTTCGTGAGATTGGTTATGAACAAGAAGGATTTCATTGGGAAAATCTAAACATCTACAATGAAATTCACTCACAAAGCGCAGACATTGCACTTGGAACTGACGACTTCGGTGCAGGGGATCAGGGTATTATGTTTGGTTACGCCACCAATGAAACGCCAACACTAATGCCTGCGCCTATCTATTATTCACATGAAATTCTAAAAGAACTAAAAAATCATCGTGGTGCTATTTTAGGCCCGGATGCAAAGTCTCAAGTGTCGGTACAATACGAAGGCGGGCGTGTCAAGCGTATTGACCAGATTGTTGTGTCTACACAACACACTGAAGGTAATGTAGAAGCAGCGCGTGAACTTTCAAGACTTGCAGCGCAAAACGTACTCGGTGATTTGATTGATGATAAAACTATATGGCATCTTAATCCAACTGGTAATTTTGTCATTGGTGGTCCGGATGGTGACGCTGGTGTCACTGGACGTAAAATCATCGTTGATACATATGGTGGTATGGCACCTCACGGTGGCGGTGCGTTCTCTGGTAAAGACCCAACCAAGGTTGATCGCAGTGCAGCGTACATGGCACGTTGGCTTGCAAAGAATGTGGTAGCGGATAACATGGCTGATTGGTGCAAAATCCAATTGAGTTATGCTATCGGTGTTAAGGAACCAACATCAATCTATGTTGAATCGAATGGTCACGACCGTAGTATTATGGAATTCATTGAACGTGAAATCGACTTGACACCACTTGGTATTATTCGTCGCTTTGATATGTATAACTTCCACGAATACAGTAAGAATTGTGTTTACGGGCACTTCGGTGATAAGGACGTTCCATGGGAACGCATTGGTTGGTAACATGCTAGGCTATTTTCTAAATCCTAAGAATTGGTTTCTGTCCGATAAAGAGAAACAAATTGCTAAATTGAACTACGCGCTTTCAGGTGAAGAACTTGAACGCGCACTAGTTCGTCTTGAAGATCCCGAAAGCCGGGACTTCAAGATTGGCATGTTGAACATTGATATAAAATATAACTATATCAATCAAGGTGCATACGACAAAGCAGTAGCGACATTGGATAACGAACCATACGTTAAAGTATTGAGCATTGACTTGGACCCAAAAACACCGGGTGCTGGCTACTTTGAACTAGACTTCAACGAACAGTTTGTTGAGTATCTAGCAAACAGTGGGTATGAAGGTACTGAACCAGAACAGATCGTTGACAACTGGTTCAGCGACTTATGTAGAAACATCGTTCTTGCTGATCTACAAGACGAAAACGGTGAACCAAAAAGTTATATGGTAGACAGCAAAGAAGGTCAAATTATTCAACGCTTAAAAATGGACGACGACCGTGCAGAATATTCTTGACATAGTATCGTATACATGTTAAAGTATTTTCAACACAACTAAAGAGGAAACTATGGCTACATTTATTCTTGTTGATAGCTTCAACATGTATCATCGCGCCAAACACGTGGCAATGCGCGGCACTGATATCGACACAAAGATTGGACTTGCATTTCACATTATGATGTCTAGCGTCAAAATGTGTTATCAAAAGTTCAATGCCGATCACGCGGTATTTTGTCTTGAAGGTCGTAGTTGGCGCAAAGACTATTACAAGCCATATAAGGCACAGCGCAAAGCCGCACAAGAAGCCAAGAGTATTCGTGAACAAGAAGAAGACAAGATTATGTTTGAAGCATATGATGATCTTATACAATTCTTGGACAAGAAAACTAACGTCACCCTTCTACAGAATAAAAATGCAGAAGCGGACGACATGATTGCGCTATTCATTGCTTCACATCCAAACGATCAACATATTATTGTGTCAAGTGACAGTGACTATCAACAGCTACTTGCTCCGAATGTTCGTATCTACGATGGTGTACAGAACCGTATCATCACACTTGAAGGTTTCTTTAAGGATGATAAAGACATGACTCCAATCAAAGATAAGAAAACTAAAGAGAGACTTGCAGCACCCGATCCACAGTGGCTTCTATTTGAAAAATGTATTCGCGGTGATACTTCTGATAACATCTTTTCTGCGTACCCTGGTGCACGTAAGAAGGGAAGTAAAAACAAAGTCGGCATGACAGAAGCATTTGAAGATCGCAAGACAGGCGGCTTCAACTGGAACAACTTTATGCTACAACGTTGGACTGATCACAATGGTGAAGAACATGTAGTACGGGAAGATTATGAGCGCAATCGAACTCTCATTGACCTAACTGTACAACCAGAAGAACTCAAAGTGGCATTCATCGAAACTATTGCAGAAGCAAGCAAACCGAAACGCGTAAATGGCGTTGGTATCAACTTCTTAAAATGGTGCGGTGCATGGGATTTACAGAACCTAGCGAAAGCACCCGATGAAATGGCAGCTATTCTAAATAAGGCGTACCCACATGAATGACGAATATCAAAATCTAGCATCGCAAATTATTCAATTGCAAGTTGCAACCAATTCTATTTCAGAAACAGTTACAACTCTCGCAGAAGAAATCGTAGAATTAAGAAAAGAACTTGCTGCATTGAACCAAAGAATTGATTCAGTTCGCAGCACAGTGAGCATAGAAAATCAGGCAATACGGAATTCGCAGAGCCTCAATTTCAGATATAATGACCGTGCATAAATTTATCTTTGATGTTGATGGTACCTTGACTCCTAGTAGAGGTACTATCAACGACGAATTCAAAGAATGGCTATTAAACTTTTCTAAAGAGCATGATGTGTATCTTGCGACTGGCAGCGATGCACCAAAAACCATTGAACAAGTTGGCGAAGAACTTTTCAATTCTGTTGCAAGATCATATAATTGCAGCGGAAACAGTGTATGGGAAAAGGGTGTAAACATATATAATAATGACTGGGAATTACCAGAGCGCCCTTGGAAGTATCTCGAAAGTGTATTGATGCGTTCACAGTTTCGACCACGCACAGGTTGGCATTTCGATGTCAGACCGGGCTTAGTGAACTTTTCTATTGTTGGCAGGAAAGCAACACCAGAAGAACGTAAAAAATACGTTGAATGGGATACGGCAAACAAAGAACGCTGGTTCATATCAAACGAATTTAATCTCAATTTCTCTAAACAACACAATGTAGAATCACAAGTTGCAGGAGAAACTGGTATGGATATTATGCCCATAGGTAAAGGTAAGCAGCAAATCATCAAAGATTTTGATACAAACAATAACATATATTTCTTTGGTGACAAGACGCAACCGGGCGGAAATGATTATGACATTTCTCAAACAGTTCGCGCACTAGATAAGGGACATGTATATTCCGTCAAATCTTGGGAAGATACGTGGGAATATTTAAAAAACATATGTATACAATTGAAATCATAAAAGATAAATTTTGGATTGTAGAAGATGCAGGCGTAAAACTTGGTACTATTCGTAGAGCAAGTTCTTCTAACTTTGAGGTAATCACTAATGATGCACTGGTAGTCGAGCTACTATCTCTTAGTGCGTTAACTTCAAAGTTTGGAAGTAAAATTCTGGAATCAAAACAAATCAAAAAAATCGAAGCAGTAGAATATGGAAAAGATTTAGACGAGGTTGAAGGTTATCCTTGCAAACATCGTGCATTCAACAAACGTCTAGAGAACAATATTCCAGTATACACGAAAACAGAAAAGAGTAATGTTCTTTATGCAGCAGGTTACTACGGCTTGCACTTCCCTGGTGCGGGTTGGAAAAATGCGTACTGTGTGAAACAAGAAACATTAAGCACATACGAATATATAGGACCATTCAAGTCTAAAACTCAACTAGAAGCAGAAATCCTAAAGAGGTCTAAACAAGATGAAGTTTAAAAAGATCAAAGATTTTTTTGCAACCGTACGCAACTCTACCATCAAAAAAGAACAGCATGTGCGTATCCCAATTGCTGATGCACAAGAGTTGCAAACAGAAATAAGTATGCTTTTACTTGAATTGAAGGAAGCAGACAAATCATCTACAATCACTATATTTGACGGAGGTAAATTCAAATGATTGATTATGGCGCAGTTCTAATCGTAGGACATTTTATCATCAGCGCATTCAATGTACCACTTGGTAATCCACTGTATCAGTTCATTCCATATCCAAACATGGAAACATGCCAACAGTATGCACAATATGAGGCAGTGCCAGATGGATACCCAGTAAGCATTGAATACAAACTATACAAAACAACAGAGTGTATGACGAAAGAAGATTTCCAAGCAGCTATGGCAGCGGCTCAAGCGCAACAGCAACAAGAACCTGCTCAAAACTGGTGGGAACAAAATTAATATTCGTATAAAACTCTAAAAAGCATAAATATAGAATATGCTTAGGAGAAGACGTTATGTCACTAATTACAAAGGCAATACAGTACGTAAAAATAGCAATTCAATTCATTTATGAATCGATCAAAGGAAACTTCTTAGTTAGACTGATACAAAATATCATTTCTAGTCCAATGAAGATCGTACTAGTAGTACTTGTGATTGTGCTAGGTTGGAATCAAACTCGTATATATTACAATCAATATCTGGAAATGTATAAAGAGTTAAATTCCCCGAAAGAAGGTGAAGCCGCAGAGGTTGAAGGCGTAACTTTCACAAAGCTAGGTGACAATTTATATTCACTAACTGGTGGTATTCAAGATGGAGACTGCAATAAGATAGTCCCACAGATGCCAGAAGCATTTACACTAATACTTGAAAGTCCGGGCGGCAATCTAGCAGAAGGTTCATGCATCGCAGCACACGTAAAGCTACGCAATGTTGTAACTGTTGTAAGAAATACGCCAGTACTAAACGAGGATGGGGATGTAGTATACACACCGGGTGTCGCAACTGCCAAAGTAAACGAAAGTTTCGATGGTAAAGTAATGTGCGCATCTGCATGTGGTCTTATTTTCCTAGGAGGAGACACTCGTTATCTAATAGGTGATGTTTATTTCGGTATTCACGGACCTGGCACACCAGCGGATCAAATTGTACGTATGCATCCTACACAAGTAGAATCATCAACGCTACGTACCGCAGCAAATCTACTAACACTATTACAAGATTTGGGCGTAGAAGATCCAGAAGTTAGAAAACTATTCATTCAAATCCCCAACGCCGCAATGTATTGGTTACAACCAAATGACTTTAACATAAAACCAGGTCTAATCAGCATAGCAACACACTATAAGAATTTTTGGGGATATTCAGGCACAAACCTCGAAGGAGGTTTATAAAGCGAAGGAGGCCTAAACTATGCTCAAAAGTTTCTTTTTGACAAAAGATAAATTTCTGTATGCTTGGCTAATGTTGGCGTGGTTGCTATTCATAGGTTGGTATTCAGTTCAAATTCTAGTATACTACAACGCGTGGAACAGAGATTTCTATGACGCAATGCAAACTCTCCAAGAAGAAAAGTTTTGGGATTTGTTTTGGGGATTTAATTTTGCGAGACTAATAGATTTCGCATCATTGAACATGGATTCTGGAAATCTTGTTCCAAGTTTCTTAGAAATTCTAATCATCTACGTTCCAATTGCGACATACTCAACATGGCAAACACAGCGTTACACATTTGCATGGCGTGAAGCTAATACTCATTATTACTTGAAGCGTTGGGAAGCATCAACTGCTACAATCGAAGGTGGTTCACAGCGTATTCAAGAAGACTTGATGATTTTCGGCAAGACGCTACAGGGTCTATTCACTGGCTTTGTATCGAAGATTTTCGTACTCGCAGCATTCTTACCAATTCTATGGAATCTAAGTGAAGGCTTACCAGTGTGGGGCGACAAGATTATCCCAGGCTTCTTAGTATGGATTGCACTTACCCTAAGTATCGGTGGTACACTACTTTCATTCTTATTAGGTTTGAAACTCCCAGGATTGGAATATAACAACCAAGTAGTCGAAGCAAAGTTTCGTAAGAAACTAGTACACAGCGAAGACGATTTAAATGAGCGTATGACCTCAGACTTGTTCCCAATGTTTGCAGCCGTTAAACGTAACTACTATCGTCTATTCAACTGGTACATGGGCTTTAGCGTATGGCAAACAGCGTTCGGTATGCTTGCTGGTAACGTTGCGCTAGTAGTACTAGCAAATAGTTACTTTGCACAGTTAATCACATTTGGTGTTCTTATTCAAGTTCTAAATGCATTCGGACGAGTAGAAGGTTCACTAACATACTTTATTGATCGTTGGACAACAATCGTTGACTTCCAATCAGTTGTCAAACGTCTACGTGAATTTAATCGCGTTTTAGATGAAGCGGATAACGTGTAATAACTACGTATTAAAATACATATTTGATAAATACTGATAGCGATTGTTAGAAATGACAGTCGCTATTGATGTAATACGAGGATGACACAATGGCAAGACCCAAACCAATAGTTCTGCTTGAACATACAGATAACAAAAGCTACAGAAGTGAGCAAGTATTGAAGGCAGAAGCAATTTATGCGGTTTTCTTTGATGGAGAGCCAATCAACCTCCGTAGTTTAAACTCCCTCGTTAACTTCCCAGGACCTAAGTATAAGAAAGTATCCTTCAGTAACCCTGGCCATGCAATCAATCTTGCACAGCGACTTAACAAGTTATTTAAGTCAGATAAGTTCGAGGTATATGTTCTCACCCAAGGCGAGAAGATAGATTTAGACGAGTTTGATGAATAAACATGATATCATAAAATATCTAAATGATCACAACACTGGCAAATATGCCGGAAGAAAAGACATTCGAATTAACGATGTTTTTATCTCCGGCGTAAATGCTGAAAAACATTTCAGAGTTACAGTATTTGGGAAAGATTTACTTTCTAAGCATTTCGATGTTTATAAACTAAATCTTTCGTGTAAGCAAGGTAAAGTATCCAATAAACAAGTGCTACAACTTGATCGATACATGTACAGCCCATACTATTTGCACAGTAGTGGAACTCTTTATCTTTTCGAACAATCCATAGCAAGTGAATTTATTTTGTTAGATTCAGATTTTGACGCGTGGGTTGACTTAAAAAGTTTCAACGATTGATTTCATCTATAATATGTTTTGCAACGGTTTCGTTTACCAGAGGTCCCATATGACCACCGTATAGATTTATATCAGGCGGATCCATGTCATATATATCTCTGGCGTACACTTTATTGACTATTTCCATCGTAGGTACACCGGCATCAGTTAGCTCTTTTACTAATTGGTCTTTTGTGTGTAATAATGTAAATGCATCTAAGTTGAAAAATTCCGGATCTAAAATATCAAAAAAATGTATACTATCACCAAATATCGCACTCAATGCATTCTGGTTTATTGCTTTTAGTATACGGTTGTGTGAATTGTCAAGCATACGTTCCGGTGTATAGAATTTGTTATATATATGAGAATCATCATCTCCAATTAAAACAGCAGAAGTGAAATGGGTCACATCCTCATATATGTTTTCACCAACATTCATTTTGTGTAAATGCATGAAACGTTCATAGTATGTCCAAAGTACAATTATTTTCTTTGGTTTTTTATCTGCTAACCACAACGCATTATAGAATATGGCGTCATTACTAGCAGAATTAAATCCCATGTTCACAATATTCTCTCCAGTAAGCGAACCATAATAGCTGGGTATGGTTTCTTCATACTTGTTACCACATCCCTCAACATACGAACACCCCAAGAACACGGTCTTGGTACTCCAATCAAAATCATCATCAAAATCAACTGGATGTCTAAAATTGTAATTGTTATAATGATATTCAATAGGTTCAGATAACCATCTCCAATCTCCTATGTTCCTTGATACTAAAAAATCTACATTTTTTTTATATCGTTCAACATCATCAGGTGATGTATATGGTATCGGCCCAGGTTCCCACTGATTTAGTGTAACAGCACCATATCTCACAAGAGTATTACCAAATGGCCACGGTTTCTTTATTAGACGTTCGAATTGATATTTTTCTTTCATTAAATTTACTCCTACGCCACTATTTAGTTGCGATAAAACTTGACAATACAGCGAATCATGCTATATTAATAGAGTAGTCAAGAGAGAGAAGAAAACATGACAATTCAAGTTGAAGCCCAAGATTTCGGAATGTTCACTGCTGCTGGTAACGCTGCTGTTACTCGCATCGTTGATAACAACGTCCGTTTCATCAACACCGTGAATGTTGAACATGCATTCAAACAGATTGAACTTGAACTTGATCGACTTCAAGCTGTCAACGCTTTCAGTGAAGCATATGACACCGAAGTTCTTGAGCAAGTTTGGGCTTACTTGAACAAAAAAACTTCTTGACAGAATCAACGAATCACAGTATAACAGTTAAGTGATCACAGAGACAAACAGAAAGAAAGGTTCTCTACAATGGCAAAAGTTTCTACTCAGGATATGGATGTTCGCGTTGTTCGTCCGAGCGATGTTCGTGCTGAAATCAACTATGCGTTCAATCGCAAGCGTCCTGTCTTCATCTGGGGTCCTCCCGGTATCGGTAAATCTGAGATTGTCGAAAGCATCACGCAAGAACGTGCCGGTTATATGATCGACCTGCGTCTTGCTCTGATGGAACCGACTGATCTTCGCGGTATTCCGTTCTACAACGAAGTTACTGGTCGCATGGAGTGGGCTCCACCCTCTGATCTTCCTACTCAGGAACTTGCTGATCAATTCGATTGTGTTGTTCTGTTCTTGGACGAAATGAACCAAGCACCGCAGTCGGTTCAAGCTGCTGCGTATCAGCTAATTCTGAACCGTCGTCTAGGTAACTACCGTCTCCCTGAGAACGTCCTGATCGTTGCTGCTGGTAACCGTGAAAGCGACCGTGGTGTTGCGTATCGTATGCCGTCACCGCTTGCTAACCGCTTTGTTCACCTTGAAATGGGTGTTGACTTTGAAGATTGGCAGACTTGGGCACTTGAAAGCAAGATTGATGCTGAGGTTGTGGGTTATCTGACTTCGAACAAGATGGACTTGTTCAACTTTGATCCGCGCACTGCATCACGTTCATTCGCTACGCCGCGTTCTTGGACTTTCGTTTCGCAGATGCTTCCTCAGGAAGGTGAGGCTATCTCTGTTAGTCGTCTACACGACCTGATTGCAGGTACTGTTGGCGATGGTATCGCAACCAAGTTCATGGCACACCGTGCGGTTGCTGGTAAACTTCCTAACCCGACTGACATTCTGAACGGCAAAGTCAAAACTCTTCCTCGCGAAGCAAAAGAAATCTCTGCGATGTTCTCGCTCACCGCTTCTATGTGTTACGAACTCAAGGACTTCGTTGATCGTAACGGTAAGGAAAAGATGGACGAACTCTACAAGATGGCAGACAACTTCTTCCGTTTCATGATGGACAACTTTGAAACTGAAATGACTGTTCTTGGTGGTCGTACTGCACTGAAGGTCTACAAACTTCCGCTTGAACCGCGTAAAGTTCCGTGCATTGAAGAATTCTTCAAAAAGTACGGCAAACTGATCATCGAAGCACATAACGCATAATAAAAAATCCTTTCTGTTGATTATGAACTTGGGAGAGGTCGTTGACTTCTCCCTCTTTTTTTAGTATAATAGTATCAAAGGAGTAAAAATGTTAAAACAAGATTACATTTTACCAGAAAACTGTTATCATGAAATATATTGGGACAACACTCCTGAATTTGAAAGAGTGCGTTCTATATGCCTACAAGAAAAAAACAATTGGCTAGTTGACAACTATACCGAAAAAAATATGGACCTTGCGGACCAAAGAGGGTATTCGGTAGTTTATAGTAAGTTCGATGATAGCCCAATAATGATGTCCGGTGTGATGGCATCTGGTCTATGGCCGCAACACGTTGCCCGCACACTGAATAGGTTATGGGTGTTCCCAGAATATCGTCAACCAACCGTATCTGGTATCGTACACCTGAATAAAACTGCTCGGATTCACATGACTGAGCCACTTATGGAAGTAAACAACTATAAACTATACTTTGTCAGTATGCAATCGCGAACAGGCAAGAGTGAAAAGAATTGGTGGAAGTGGGCAAAACATGCATTTCATGCTGCTAATGATGGTTGGAAGGACAGTGACCTTATGATCAGGGTCATTGATAAACCAGTGAAGAAGGCATACCAAAACTTTTTTTATTATGAAGTGGAAGAGGGTTACTTTGATACTTGGGAAAACAAACCACTAATATCACGTGAAGATTGGTCAGAATTACCAGATGGAAAATAAATTCTTGACATATCCGCATCCTCTGCTATATTAATAGAGTAATGACTGAAAGGACGAATCATATGCAAGTCAAACCTGACACTATCAAAACAGAAGACGATTTCAACGCTGTTCTTGATGATATCTTGAAAGAAAATGGTATCGAGGTCGATTCCGACTCTGACGATATTGTAGAATTCGATTATACTGATCTTCAAGTTAAGGAGATGATTGTATCTGGTCGTGTTCGTATGCTGATCAAGCATCCGTTCTTCGGCACTCTTGCTACTCGTCTGAAACTGGTTGAAACTGGTGGTTGGTGTCCGACTGCTGCGGTAGACGGTAAACACTTCTACTACAACCCAGACTTCTTCCGTACTCTAACGCCCGAAGAAATTGACTTCGTGGTTGGTCACGAGGTTATGCACTGCGTGTATGAACACTGCGGCGAAGGTGGTCGTTTGATGGATTTTGACGATAGCAATCGTGATCCCAAACTCTGGAACATCGCGGCTGACTATAAAGTCAACCAAGCATGTGTCGAGGCACGTATTGGTAAGATGCCAAAGCAGGCGCTGTATGATCGTAAATACTACGACAAGTATACTGAAGAAATCTATGCAGACCTCAAGGAAGAGCAAAAGAAAAATCCCAATGCTCACGGCGGTAAGGAAACTCTAGACCAACACTTGTTTGGTGATGGTGACGGACAAGGTTCTGGCGAGAACGATCCTACTGGTCGCAAGGCACCTATCAAGATTTCGAAGGAAGAAGCAAAGGCGATTAAGGATCAAATGAAGCAGGCTGTACTACAGGCTGCACAAACCGCAGGCGCTGGAAACATGCCGGGTGATATCAAGCGTATCATTAAGGAGATGACCGAACCAAAGATGGACTGGCGTGAATATCTCAATCTGAGTATTCAAAGCGTTCTGAAAAGTGATTTCACTTGGATGCGGCAATCTCGCAAGTCCCGTACTATGGGTATCTATCTGCCGGGTCTTGACAACGATGTTGAGGTTGAGGCTGCGATTGGTATCGACGTTTCGGGTTCTATCTCTCACGAAATGATTAAAGATTTCATGGGTGAGATTTACGGCATCATGCAACAGTTCCAAAGTTTCAAACTGACTGTTTGGACTTTTGATACTCAGGTCTACTCTGAATCAGTTAAGGTGTTCACCCCATTCAATGCTGAGGAAATTCGCGAATACGAAATCATCGGCTGTGGTGGCACTGACTTTGAATGTAACTGGACTTTCATGGAAGAAAACGATATCAACCCTAGCAAGTTCGTTATGTTCACAGATGGTTATCCGTTCGGGTCTTGGGGCAATGAGGCGTATTGCGATACGCTGTTTGTTATTCACGGTTCCGACCATATCATCCCACCATTTGGTGAGTACACCTACTACAAAAATTAAAAGGGCAGAGCATCCAGTTGCTCTACCTTGAGCAACTGGAAAGATAAATATTCACATGAGCGATACACTATTATTAAATGCAGACGGTTCACCGCTGGCAGTGACTCCACTTTCTACACTAACGTGGCAGGAAGCAATGAAACTTGTTGTACTAGAGCGCGTCAACGTGCTTGAATGGTACAAAGGTTGGGAGATTCATACTTCCCGGCAAACGTTTAAAGTTCCCTCTGTGGTATCTGTTAAAGAATATATACCAATTTCACAATCAGGAGTAAACTTTAGCCGTCAGAATGTATACATTCGTGACGGTTTTGTATGCCAATATTGTGGTGATTTATTCCATGCAAAGGACTTGACACTTGATCACGTCCTACCAAAATCGCGTGGTGGTAAAACAAACTGGGAAAATATTACAACTGCATGTAAACCGTGTAACCATAGTAAGGGTAACAATGCGCGTATTGTACCAAAGAAAAAACCAACACGACCAAACTTCTACCAAGTATTGAACCGTAAGAACTTCCACATCACAGTTAAGGATGAAAAATGGTTGAACTACCTTCAATGGCCAGAAGAATACGTCCGAATGGCTGTATAATAATCGCTTGACATTAATCACAAAATCAATTATAATGTATGTATGAATTGTGCAAATTCATATTATATATAATATTAAATAAATCACGACAAAGGAGTAACATATGTCAGAAGAAGCACAAGTAGCAGAAGCACCACAGGCTCCTGCTGTTACCGTAAACGATCTTGCAAACGTTTATGCAATCATTGATCTAGCCTCAAAGCGCGGTGCATTCCAAGCATCAGAGCTAACCGCAGTAGGTTCAGTTGCAAACAAAATCAAAGCATTTGTTGACCACATTGCAGCACAAACAGCGGCGGCGGAAGAAGCAGCGGCGCCAGCAGAGGGCGGTGAGGCTTAATGGCTTTTCTTAAACACGTTGGTAGACACTCAGGTACAGGTCAACGCCTGAGTGTCGCATTCCTACAACTGCCAGACGACAAAGAAAACGCGTTAGTAGTATATAGTGACTCACTACCAGACCGCTACCATCAAGATTTTATGGCAGCAGTTGAATCGAATGAAGGTCAGGCTGCAAAAAGCCTGTATGAAGTTCTTGCACGTAAAGTATTTTGGCATGGTACTACTATGCTAGAAACACTACATAAAGAAAATCATTTGGTTAAGATTCCTACTTCACAAATCATCATGACACCAAATTCAAACACTAGTATTCCACTAAATGATATTTTGGCACAGATGGATGGATTTGAAGTTTCAGAAGATGCAATCGCAGATAACGATACCACTCAAACTGTAACTGAATCCCAAGTTGATATTAATGTAGACGAATCTAAGAAGGACGAGAACAAGCAAATTGCACAAAACTTGTTAGTGCAGGCGCAATTACTTGAAGAAGATGCAAAGCGCAAACGTGCAGAAGCATACAAGTATGATCCTTCTCTCGCCCCCAAGGAATCAAAGGTTACTATTACACCAGCATCAGAAGATGGTGAACCTACTAAAAAACGCGGTCGTGGCAGACCACCAAAAACTGTAGAGGCATAAAGTATGCATCGTAGTGATATCTTAAAACTTATTGAAACAGAACGCGAAAGACAATTAAATTTGCCCGGTAGCGAATTAGATGCAAACAATTCTCCAAACGATTGGATAGCTATTGCATCTTACTACCTGTCTCAGGAAGCACGGAGAGCAACTACGATGCAACCTCATGCAGATGAATTCATCAATGAACTTATCAAAGCGGCGGCAGTAATTGTTGCCGCTTTGGAACATGCTGATAACATGAAAAACAAAGGCGATCTTTCATAAATGGAATACGATAGAGAGGGAGAATTTGAGCGGATCATGGAAGAAATCTTCCCAATGAGTATTCCTGCTCAATTCGTAAAAAATCTTGTTGTTAAACTAAACAACGGACAAAGCGTAATTCTCAAAGGAGATGAATTACTACAACCACTACCAGTATCAAATGATCTTAGCTGGGACAAACTAGTGGAACAATTTGACAGGATCGAAGACATTGAAGTGTTCATCGATATGCCTGCAATTCAAAACAATGTTGCGTTTAACGTAAAGCAAATTCTAAGCGCACATTTCCAAGCACAATATAAGAAAAAGAATGATTAATATGATTATTGCTGCCGATGAAAACGGCGGCATAGGTTATAAGAATGGTCTACCATGGCCAAAGAACGATAAAGACATGAAATACTTTCAGAAAATAACTGAAGGTAATGTCGTCGTTATGGGATCGAACACGTGGAGAAGTTCGGGCACATACTATCATAACAGCGACAACGCAATAAAATATGTTGTATCCTCCCAAAATATGTTCAACTTTCCAGGTGTGTTTGACACCTACGACCCAACTCACGATAAAATAGAAGACATTCTGTTATCAATTGAGTTCCGTCACCCAGGACGAGAAGTGTTCATTACAGGTGGTAAAACGCTATACGATGCTGCATACAAAATTTGCGATAGAGTATATCTAACTGACATACATGGTAAGTACCGTTGTGATACATTTTGTGACATCAGCAAATACATAGAGAACAAGAGCATAGTTAGCTCAACCTCGGAAGCTGCAACACGTAGTGGTCCGGGAATACAATTTTCAATATGGGAGGCAAACTAATGACAACAAAATCAATCTGGGCAGAAGGTGATTACCTTGACCTTCTGTATACTGTACTAGATACAGGTGAAGTTCGTGATCAAGAACGAACAGGTGTAGGAACAAAGTCACGTTTTATGGCATGGCTCATATTTGATTTAAACCGTGGGTTTCCCCTACTTACAACAAAGAAAGTAAACTTCAATGCAGTAGCAAGTGAATTGCTTTGGTTCATTGAGGGTTCTGACGATGAACGTAGACTTGCTGAAATTCATTATGGAAAGCCAAGAGAAGAACTTGTAGGCAAAACTACTATTTGGACTGCGAATGCAGACGCACAGGGGGTTGCTCTAGGATATGAGAACACAGACACAGTTAAGAAGTTAGGACCTGTATATGGCGTTCAGTGGCGTAACTGGAATGGCATTGACCAACTTGCTAAACTAATCGAACAGATTAAAACAAATCCTCAGTCACGCCGTCATATTCTAAGTGCTTGGAACGTGTCTGATATCGATGCTATGGCGCTCCCGCCGTGTCATACATTCTCACAGTTTTATGTCAACAACGATGGCGAACTGTCTTGCAATCTATATCAACGTAGTGCAGATTTGTTTCTAGGTGTTCCGTTCAACATTGCATCATATGCTCTACTAACACATATGATTGCACAAGTTTGTGATCTGAAGGTTGGCGAGTTTGTTCACACAATCGGTGATGCTCATATCTATATGAACCATAAAAATGCCATTGAGGAACAGTTGTCACGGGCAGAGGATATACGTCTGTTTCCTGAACTAAAAATTAATCCAAATGTTAAAAATATTGATGATTTTACGATGGATGATTTTGAGATTGTTGGGTATGACCCACACCCGTTTATTAAAGCAGAAATGGCAGTGTAAAGAAAAACCCGCGTAAGCGGGTTTTTTATTGTCTTATATTCCGAACTTAAAACTTTGATCTCCGGGATAGATTGGCACTTGCGCGCCCGGTGCCCGTTTTGGTATCTTACTGTCTGCACTTGATACACAACTATCTGAGATACATGGTCTTGGCGAGTCGAAAAGTCTGAACCCACCCTCAACGAAACCAAGTGGTCGGTCAGAACAACTATATGAACGTTTGATTGTTCCATCTGGTTCACGAATAACAATACCCTTAAACCCACTTGTACACTCCCAACCTTTGAACTTGTTGAAGTTAAAGGCATTGAAGCGTTCTGCTTGATCCATATACCATTTCTTACCAGTCGAATCCTCAAACTCAACTTGCATAATCGGTGGAACATTTTTGTCGTCACCGTTTTCTGCATCCATCGTCCATAGGCTTTTGTGTGGTTTAGGTCTTACAACTTTCACCCCAGTTTCTTTTTGAATTTCATCAGTATATGCGCGTTGCGGCATACCATTGCGCATGATAGCAAGTTGTTCGTCTGTATAACCTTTAACCACGAATGATGCAGTGGGATCAGACTGTGGCTTTAGTGTAACGTTGATACCACGATTGTGGAAGTACATTGCGTTCTCCCAGTCACGATCAAACCATTCAGGAACAAGAACCATATTGATTGTCACTTGAACATCGTGTTCCATACAGAATAGAAGTTTATCTGCAAATTCATCTTTCTTCGCATATTCGCTATGATATGACGCAGTGATACTTGCACGGTGAAATGCTGCAACTGTATCACAATATTCCTGATGCCACTTTAAATTACGTGACATGTTTGTTGTCATATGTACAGAAGTATAGTTAGTATTGCCAACATCATCAGCAAGGTGTCTAAGAATGTCAAGGTATCCTGGGTGAAACGTAGGCTCACCCCCAGAAAGACTAAAGTGAAAACTATTGAAACCATTGTCACGGGCTTGCCTCTTTATTTCATCAATTGTCGCTAAACATAGTTCTGTTGGGCGATGGTCTTTACGATCAGAACGAGCATAAGGCCAACAATAAGAACACTTGTAGTTACAGAAACGACCTAGCAACCATGACACCGAAAACAAATCTCTATATAAAAGTGTACGCTGTCCTACTTTAACTAAGTCATGATATGGAATTTCAGTGAAATCATATTGTGACCAGTAGTTTGCATCTTTTTGAATTTCTTTTGTCATAGAATATCGCTATCCATTTCAAAGTTTACGCCGGGAATTAGTGGAGTAACTTTACTCACTTCGTTCTTACTGTTATCAAAGATTGACATATCTACAATATGACGATCTAGTGTTTCAAAATACTTTTCTTTAAATGCACTCTTTGGTGCGCAAAGACCACAACCGCATGTTTGCTTTGGGCAGATAACAGTTGGCATTTCTTTTGCTGCAAGTTGTTCTTTTAACTTATCTATAATCTTATCACCTTCACTAATCTTACCTAAACGACCTCTAGTTTGATCAAATTTAGCTTGACACGTTTGGTGATGGTATACACTATCAGTCTGTTGTTCAAGGTGTAGGAAAAACCAGTTAACAGAACAATGCCAACCCTTGAAGTTTCTGAAATTAACGAATGTACTCTTACGAGTATCACCTTGACTAGATAGACACATTTCGCGTGATCCGCAGCAAGGACGACCAATAGTCATAGCAAGTTTCTTTGGTTCTGACTTACCTTCAGTATTAACTTGTGTCACTGCATGTTGTGATTCAATCTGTACATCTTTTGGTGTAGGATCGTTCAATGCAGCGTTCTTGTCATTCCAGTAATCTTTCATCCATTGGATTTGTGCATCATTATAACGGTGTGCTTGATCGCTTGGACTTTCTGGTTCTTCGCCAATAACACGAGGAACATATTTGACGCTGTGCTTCTCTAGGAATCTGCAAAGGTCAACACATTCATCAAAGTATTGTGCGTGAAACATAACGTTTACCGACACTGAGAAGAAGCCTTCAGGATTGCTATGCATTGCTTCATGGAACTGTAGAATACGATCACGCACTTGCTTCTTTAGCTTGTCATCACTTTCTGCATGATAGCTAACAGTGATGTGATGGAAATGTTCGATAACAGCATTAGCCATCTTCTTACTCATTGCACCGTTGCTTGTTAAAGCAAATGAGGAATCCCAACGATCTGCATATTGTTCTGCATATGCTTTTTTAAGATATTCAATGAATGGAATAAAGTTAGGGTTTACAGTAGGTTCACCACCGGTGAAGCTAATACTTGCACCCTTTAGTGTTCTATGTTCTAGATAGGTGTCCATGTACTTGAACAAGAAGTCTGTACTGTTCTTCAACTCTTGCAATGTTGCATGTGGACTAAAATTGTCGTGTCTGTGTACTGGGCAATAACTACAGTCGTAGTTGCATCTGCGCCCAAGGTCCCATGATACCTGAAAGATATCGCCAGTTAATAGGTCAACTGTATCAAAACTCATTTATATATTCCTTAAACATAGGTTCGACTTCAATCAAACTTTCGTTTCTTATTTTATCTAATTTATTAGTATAGTCTACAAACTCATCCCAATGATCGGCGTGATATGAATCGCTATTCATATAACTACATATGCTATCACGTGCGTGTTTGGCAGCCTCAATTACATATTCTGGGAATCCCTGTTCTTCAACCCAGACAACAAAATCTTCATACTTCTGTGTAAGTTCAGATTTCATCTTGTCGGGTAGAACACGTATATTTAGATGCTTTGGGTGATGCGCTACATGGTGCGTCATTATAGGACGTTTCTTTGTTGAGCTTATACGCTTGAATTCACTCTCTTGTAATTTCCATTTCATAAAGTCAATAAGATGATTAACATTATATGCTGTAACAGTAACAGCCAACCAAGACATGATATTCATTGGCAAACCATCTACAGTCTTTAGATTTCGAAGCGTCTTATCCCATTTTGCTGGATTACGTTGATATTCTAGAACAGGTCCCATACCATCAACACTTGCACCTATCTGAACCATTTTAAAGTTCTTCCATAATTCCGTTACGCGTGTTGGTAGAGTACTCATATTTGTATTATACTCTATAACAATGTTTTTTGCAACACCTTGATCAACACAACGTTCAAGAAAATCATAGTGACGCTCAATTAACATTGGTTCACCGCCTGCAAAATATACGTGTTTGATATTCTTTGCATTCTTTTCCAAGAATTCCCAGAAAGGTTCATAGTTAGGCCAGTCGTAACCATCTGCTACTAGCTTATTACCTTTAGGATAAATCTTAACTGGTCCACTTGTTTCCCAAAATGAATCAGTTCCTGTTAGTTTCATGTAATCGTCGTACCAAGAGTCACTATCAGTTGGACCACACATGCGACACTTTAGATTACAGAAATTACCGAAGCGCAAATCGTAGAACATGATTTCTGTTTTGTCAACATCAATTGTACCATCTTCCGCAGTTTCATTTACTGCACGTTCAAACGAATACATCTTCTTGTCTATTTCGTATTTTCTGCGTGAGTCTAAACCGTTTTCTTCTTCACTTCTGCAACGTCCACATTCTTCACTCCAGATTCCGTTTAGCATGTTTACTCGCATTGCCTTCATCATTTCAGCATTGCGAGACTCAACTAAATCGTCTCTACCAGCATTATATGCTGTTCCATCCGGTTTTCTGATAACACCTTTATTCTTTGTTACATTGGCTTGACAGCACACTCTAACATCTCCGTTAGAACGTGCTGCCATAAACATCCAAGGAATAGGACAAAAAGTCTTAGACATCTATTACGAAATTCCTAACTGTTGCTTTGCCCAATTGCGTTCTTGACACCAGAAACAATCACCGCATTCGGGCACGTTGTCTGGGTTACCGTGCATTTGATACCACTTGGCATCCATACCCATTAGATTGGGATGATTGCAATCACCTTCACAACTTCTTGTTGCGTTAAACAACGCGATTTCGTTGTTGTTTAGGTACTGTTGTAATACCCAGTCTTTTTCAACTAGACGCAATGGTTCTAAAGCCCAGTTAACACCATTGTCGGATACATACGCAAGCTGATTAATTTCTATATCTTCTTCGTTGACATCGCGGGTTTTCATACGATCTTCGGTGGGGGTGTCAACTGTTGGGTTCTTTGTTGTTGCATTATATACTGCATCAAGTTTTAAATTGTGCGCCATAAATCTGTTGTATGTGTATACGATTACTTGATCACCTGATGAACCTTGCAGTGACGGATGTGTCAATGGACCGATTGCACCATGTTCAATCTGCGGCGGAATAAATGTTAGGTGTCGTTCACCAATAATATTTGGGAATCGAGCTTTCAACTCATTATATACACGCAATGCAATGTCAAACTGCCATGGGCGTGTCTCCCAACAACGCATAAATGTTATAATTTCAATTTTAATGTCATAATTGTTTTCTTCAATTATCTTACACAACACAAGAGCCATTGCAGCACTATCTGCTCCACCCGAAAGGTCAAGACCGACACGTCTCCATGATGGGTTAATAGGTATCGCGAGACCGTCTACAATGTGTGTTTTCAATCCAACACTGTAAAGATGCTCTTTGAACTTTTGTGTCATATGAAACTGTGTCATTGCTAAATTCTGTCGCATGTCGCCCTGCATAATTTCATCTTTTGAATTCATAAGCGTATCGTATTCATCTTGAATAATATTTTCAATGACAACACGTGAATGCGATGTGTCATCTCCCAATGTATATGGGAACTTTTCGTATAGTGCATTAATTTTGTCTAGGCTAATTTTACCCATGATTTACTCCTGTGTCTCTGGTCCGTTTGTTAAACGCTGTAACTGATTGCCTTCTGGCGTCTTTATTAATCTAAAGTCTTTAAATGCAGATTGGTTAAAATCTTTTTTGAATATTCCATCTACAGTACCTGCATAGTGTAAAAATGCTTCCCAATTTGCTTCATCTTGAATTACACCCGATAATACGTACTGTGACATTTCTTTAAGGGAACGATCTAAAGAATGGGATAATTCATCGTAACTTGGTTTGTCACCGCTGTAGAAAAAGCCTCTCAGTTTTTTACCTTGTTTTATTTCATTGTTCCTGCGGGACCTGTTTTCATAGATAAGTTTCTTTACCTTATCAAACTCTGCAACAATATAATCTCTATGGTGTAAAGTTATTAACGCTGGATTTAATTGTCTAGGTGATTGCACTGGCGCCCAGTCGATAATATCAACATCAAGGGTCATTAGAGATTGAAACACATCTACAATTCCTAACACTTGATAAATCGATGTTGTAATTATAGTCTTTATATTCGATGGTTTCTTGTGTACTGACATAAACTTGTTTAAATTTTCTACAAGTTTATCCCAAGACCCGTCTCTGAAATATGAATACATATTTCTACCAGCATCAACTGAAATGTTCAATGACAGATTTCTAAATTTAGATAGCTTTTCCGAAAGTGAAACTGGATCGAAGTCCGCGTTAAAGTTTGTATAGAAGAATATTTCCATATTCTTTGCATTAGGGTGTTCAGCAAGTAGATCAAGTGCAAGGAAAAATTGCTTTTGTTTTAGTACTTCGCCACCAGAGAAATCAATCTTCATAATATTTGGGAAGTTTTCATTTAGATCACGAATGATCATTTCGACTTCATCCATTTTTAAATCAATTCTTGGTAGTTTGTTACCTTGTCGGTCAGTGTGGCGTAGACCAGTTATCTGATGCAGACCGTGCTTATGATCTAGTTCAGTTGGTTCGTAAGATTTTAATTTCGTTTCCCAACCACTAGAGTATACTTGGTCGCAATGTAAACACGCCATGTTGCAACTATTATTAAAACGTATTTCAACATGTCGCAATCCAGCAAAATCCATTTCGCCTGTTTCATAGTTGTACATGTCTGTTGGAATACCTTCAAACACTGTATACTGTTTTGGATCACATTGACCCGCAGTGAAATCATGTCGCATGGAACGTAGATTGCAACGTTCATTTTCTTCACACAAATGGCAACCTTCAGACCATTGTCCTGCAACCATTTCTTTGCGATGCAATCTGAAACCTGGAGAATTGAATATATTAGATGGTAGGTTTTCTCTACCTTCAATGAGATAGAATTGGTCTGTTTGAGTCGGACATGTGGTTACATATCCGTTTTTATAGTTTAGACCATGAAAACTATAGAAACATGGTATTGATTCATTTGCCATTAATAATCTCTCTTTAGTCTCTATTATACGCGATTGTTCTTGAAATGTCAAGATTCATAATTTATTTCGTTTTGATATGCTTTATTAGATGCACAACTTCTTACGCAACGTTTCAAATGCATTTCATGTTCTGGATCCCAACTTAGTCTTATCAATTGTCTAAACCAAACGTGGGACAGTATTTCTTCAAGTGTATGATGCTTTAGACTATTCCAGTTATCACCAAACTGTGCAAGTTTATCGTTAATTGCATCTTGATTTTTTACTGCGCTATCATGTAAGAAACAGCAAGGCCATACTGTTTGATCTGCTGCAATGAATATCTCTGCTTCGTGTATCATCTTGCAGGTGATACTCTTAATCATTTCTAGTTTCTTTTCTTGATCTATCTCTTTACCTTTACTGTAGGCTTTAATGAATTGATCAATCTTTTCAACTTCTTTTTTCTTTGAGTGTTCCTTCGCACCAGTTGTTGTAATGGTCTTAACTTCCTCTACAATCTTCTTGGTTTCTTTATCTTTCTTTTTAGTGACAGAAACCCAGTTGTGATAGCTGTTGCGCATACCTGTACGAGTTGCAAACTTGAATCCAAGTCTTTCTGCGTGTTCTCTCGCTTTATCTAGTTCATGTTCGTTGTGATCAAAAACAATATAAATCCAAGTCGCAGATGCAATACCGTTACCACCGTCACTATATGCCTGAATGTTTCTATCTATTGTACTAAATTTTGTACCAACACGATAGATGTGGTTTGTTTCTTCGTGGCCATCAATACAAAATGAAACGTCAACACTATTTGTTCTAGCTGACAGTTCACCCAACTCTCTCCACCAAGCAGCAGGTTGAATTCCACCATTTGTACTCAACTGGCACCAACCTCCATTCTCCACTAGATATTTTACCATTGGAAGACATTCTACGTTTGCAGCAGGATCACCCAGAACACCACAGAATTTGAATATCTTCCCATCAATATATTCTCTTGTAGGTAATATACGCTTCAAATCTTCAAGAACAAAATCTTGCACTGTTATTTTATCCAAATGTTGCGTTCTAGCGCACCCGGGACACAGAGCATTACAATCGCTAGTTATCTCAAGTTCTATTTTATCAATTCTATTCATTATTGACATTATAATTCTATTAGCCTCTGATCTTGCATCGTAACAAACCATCGATGATATGGTCCAACGTCTCTAAATTCAGCAACTACCATACCATCTATGTAAAGTCGTTTTCTCTTGAATACAAACTCTATGTCCTTTTTAGCATGTGTTTTTGGATGATTATACATTTGATAATCATTTGAAACGTTTATTATTTCCTTGTAATTAACCGATATATTATTTTCAACTGGTGTCTTTGCCGCAGAAAAATACGCATCCCCTTTTGGATGGTTTGGATCGTCAGTGTAGTCTTCCACAAATATAAAACCTTTATCTTCAAAATCAAAAGACATTTGTTCTATCGGTATTAATTTGTCAGCGCAATCGTAATTTAGAGTGTCGTTGTAATTTGTTAATATGACTGGAACCCTCTGATCTACTTCTGCTGCCAGTAGCATTCTCGACGTTCCGGGATGTATTGGGTGCGAACCATTTGGGAATGCCGAGATACAAATCGGATCATGAATAGTACCCCCTCCAATCAAATCCATTTTCAACAAGTACAATGCATATAGTTTCCGCACATCATCTTCGTCTAAGTCAGGGTCTGATAACCTAATTCTAGTGATGTTTTTATCCTTAAATATTCTCTCAACTTTTTTATCGATTAAAAAATTGACAAACATATTATGAGTATCGCCGCACCATATATTATCTATATGATTTTTTACCATGAAATTGTCCCAGATTTCCATAAGGGTCAATTCTGCATAATACGTTTGTGTATTGTACTTAGAATCAAACGCAGAATTAATTTTTATAAAATCTTCGTTATTTTTTATTTCAGTTACTATTCGGTATGTTCTGTCACTCATGGTATGCCTTTAGAATTATATTCGTATTTATTTTACAAGAATTTTCCCATATTTTCTATTCCCCATTTTTTCTCTAGACAGAAAAAACAATGACCGCACTCCGGTGGATATACACCATCCACATACTTGTAGTCTTCGCCCAATCCTACTAGATTGACCTCGCAACTGCGAGTAAGTTTTAATAAGTCATATAAATCATACTTTTCGTACATTGCCATAGTAAAGTCTTTACGTAAATAACCAAGGGGATTAATATGAAATGGACCAATCACCCAATGATTGGTAGACATAATTACTTCTTCTTCTCTGAAAGGTATTATCTCCGCATCTTCATTTATTGGAGGCGGGTTCATTGTTGTACCAGAATATGTTCTTGATGCACCTAACTTTTTCACCATATATACACCGAATGAACCAGCATAAATTGCATCTAGGCCTGCTTCTTTGGGGAAATCTTCATATTGCTTTTCGTATTTGAAAGTGAAATCTGTTGTTTCAAAGATTTCGGGAATAAAACCTGTTTGTATATCTTGAATGATATCCGGAAACATATTCTTTATATAATTGTATACATCCAATGCCATTGGTTCTAACCAAGGCTTAGAGTATGTAAAACGCGCCATGTATACTGGTGTTATTTTTGTTTTTAACTTGTATTTTTGTATTAACTTTGCCAGCAAAACGGTCAACATACTACTGTCGGCACCACCACTGAATGACACATTTATCATTTCTGCGTTTGGATCAAAATGAACAGGGAACCCGTCAATCTCTAATATTTCAGGATACTTGGGGGATCCGGGAAAACCAGAAAATGCATCATCATATATTTTTATAAATTCATCACTCAAATACAGTTCTTTTAATTCCTGTAATGAAAATTCTACAGCCATTATTCTACATCCTTAAATATGTCTGCCATTTCTGGGAATGTCGCACTGAAACTTACATTACGTTGGCGATCACATAGAGCTAGGTACTCTTTCATTTCGGGAAGACGATTGCTCCAGTCCTCACTTTCCATAAACTGCAACATACCTTCAAGACGCTTTAGTCCATATCCTGCTTGTTCCCATTGTTCATAAGTCACTTTACCTTTGTGCCATTCTGGGACGCCTTTCTCCCAGTTTGCTTTCCACCAAGGATAAAATTCTTCATACTTCTTACGAGTTTCTGCCTTGAACCATTCTGGGAGTACTTTTACATTCAAATGCGGTGGGTGATATACAAAGTGATAGTTCACACCACCTGCGCCGAATGGCCACATGTTGATCTTCTTAAACCCTTGTTCAAGTTTCCACTTGATAAAGTCTGGTAGGTAGTAAATGTTCAATGCTTGTACTGCACACGCCACTGTGACCTCTACGTGATCCTCTGTGTTATCAAGTATTCTGAATACTTCTTCTGTGCGTTTCCACTCACTTGGGTAACGTATGTAGTCGTTCATTTCATGAATGCTATCTACTGAATAATGGAAACGTACAAGTTTAAAATGAGACCACAGTTCAAACAAGTCTTCACGCCATTCAACTGCGTTAGAGTTATAACGAAGTTCCAAGTTCTTTGCATGTCCTTGACGGATGCATTCTTCTAGAATTTCGTAGTGTTCTTCTATGATAAGTGCTTCTCCGCCAGCAAAGTATAGCTGTTGCATGTTAGGGATCTGTTCATAAAACTGTTCCCAAAATACTGGGTTCTGTTTATGCCAGTTGTAGGAACTACCGTTAGTAGAACCTTTATCTTTCCACTGCATTGTTTCTTTTAGCGATTCGTTCTTGACAAGTGGAAAAATCTTACTATGATCTTTAATCCAACCAGAACTATCATGCGGCGAACACATGACACATGCAAGCTGACATTTTGTACCGAAACGCAAATCAATATATGCAAGCTGTGGTGGTACACTTCCGTCTTCATCGGTATCTGCTACTAGTTGCTCAACATCTGTTCGTTGACTCCAATAGTGTGTTTCCCACATACGCTTAGAATTGTGACCTGCTGCTTCCTCTTTATAACATTTGATGCAGCTAGGAGGTTGCTCACCGTTTAGCATTTGCTTACGCACGTTTTTCATATAGGAACTATTCCAACTAGACTTAAAGTCACTAACGTTTAGGTTGTTAGGGCGACCTTCTTCGTCTTTAAGAATACCTACTTGTCCTCCATGTTCTTTATCATTTGTTGGACCCACACTACTTGCGTTAGCTGTACAACACACTCGCATTGATCCGTCAGGTCTTGTACTCAGATGCACCCATGGAAGAATACAGAATGTCGGAGATGGTAGATCCTCCATTCCGTTGATACCTTTATATTTTGTCATTAATATTCGCCTTTATTATATCTGCACTTATTTATTATTTAAATTGTGCTGCAAATGCATCAAACTCTTTACCACATTTTTGCGAACATACCATCGGCTTGCCTGCATGTGTATTTGGTTTGTTCCAAGATTCCTCTAGTCGATAAGAAAAATATTCATTGTTCATTACACCAGCAATGCCGTGTTTCTTTGCATCGAATACATCTTTGCCGCCACTTTGTTGAATTAGTTCCCACACTTGATTTTCACCCGGCTTCTGCCACCACTTATACATGTTACCTGCGACCCAACAGCACGGAAGAACCAACCCTTCTGCACTTAGATACATATTCTTCTCTGCTGCAACTTTACATGATATCTCAACATTGTCAAAGTATTTTTCCAAAGAACCATACTTTGATGTTAGTTCTTCAATCTTACCAATCTCTTTGTTTTGATACTTCACTTCTTTTGGTTTTGAAAGTAATTGCTTTTCTTCGCCCTTGCGATTAACTGCTTGGTGGGTGTCTTTACCTGCTACTCTCATAGTCGAAAAGAAACGACCTGTCTTCTTTGGAATAAACTTTTGAAACCCCATGGCTTCACTCATTGCTCTGGCTTTTTCTACTTGGTGTTCGTTATGTTCAAATATCAAATAATCCCAATGTGCTTTGCCGCCAGCATCTATAAACGCTTGTGCATTTTCAATCGCAATATCCCAGTTAACACCTTGACGATACATATGGTTAGTATCTCCCAAACCATCAAACGAAAACTTTACATAACTCCAGTTACCTAATACTTTTGCAAGTTCAGCCCACCATTCTGGTTTCTTTGCGCCGCCATTCGTATTCATACCAAGAGTCAATTCTTTCTTCTGTGAACGAAAGTAATCGAATACTTCAAGAGTATCGGTTGCTACAATAGGATCACCAAAGTTACCGCACATGTAAATACGATCAAGTTGTTGAACAAATTCTGGATGCATGATCTGCTTGATATCATCAAGTTTTAGTTCATGTAATCCCAAATTTGGATTGTCTGCGCCGCCGTTCTGATTTCTGTCACACATAGGACAAGTTGCCTGACATTTTTCTGTAATTTCTAAGTGTACTACGCGCACATCTTTGTATCCATTGTGTCCGTAAATCATTATTTTATTCCCATTACCATGAAGCGATTATATTTGGGGAGAGATAGTGTTCCACGATATAGTAACTTCGAAACGTTTAGTTTGTCTACCCACCGCTGTTCACTTTTGATTGTATTTACCACAGTGTGATCGTCATGTTCTACAAAGTTGTTGTTCTGCATAATCACACGCATACCTTTTGGAATATTATCCCACCATTCTTCAAAGTTCTCAACGTGTTCACAGGACGTATTGATTACACAAGTAACATCGTCTGCTTCAACCTCAGTCATATTGATTTCATAAGACTGTTCGGTGTGATACTTGTAATAAATTACATCGTGTATTTCATTCTTATACGTAAGTTCATGAATATCTTTTACGATTGCTTTGAACCTACTGCTAACTTCAACATACTCTTTATTCAACTGATCGGCTGGGTTCTCTGTGCTTGGATCAATATCAAAGCTGTATACTTTACCAAAGCGATTTGATATACGTTCAAACATCAACGCTGCTAGAACACCGTACCAACCTGCACAGACATATACCATCTTTCCCAAGTCCAAGTCTAGTTCTGCAACAGTATTAACAAGCCACAGTTTACTTTCAATCTGTCCTTGACTAAGAGCATCAGTAAGTGCAGGACCATCAAACTTACTGGTTAGTCGTCTGATACCAGATGGAATCAAGTATTGTCCCATAGTCACTTCGTCAATAGTTTCGTGTATCTTAGATTTCAATACAATGTTATGTCGCAACAATTCTATCTTTTCATTGTCTGGATCAATTGCTTCCATAAGTCTGAAAAGTAAATGTATGTTTGGACGTTCAATTGTTATGTTACGCAAATCGTTAATCAATTGTGCTTTTTCTTCTGAGGATGTAGCATCTGCTACTAGCTTAAACACACTTGACAGTTCGCTTGAGTTTATTGCACGTTCAAGTTCCCGTATAGTTGGGAACTTGTCACCGTATAACATTGCATAACGGTTGATTAGATCAGATGCATTCATATTTTATTTGTGACCTATTTTCATATAGTATTGCTTGTCACCGACAGTAAGAACACCAGTATAGATTTCAAACGACATTGGGAATTTTTTATTGAACGTTTGTGAATTCGGGAATGGGTTTGGTAAGCTAGGATCGGTTTCGCCTACTATAATAACTCTGCGCATGTCAGGCAACATGTTGTACCAATCCATCGGATGATGCAAATGGCTTACGTTTGTATTAATAATAGTACCGGGTATTTCACTAAATGGCGCGCTTAAAACACCGTTCTGTAATCTAGTAATAAAGATATGTTTAGCGTAATCGATATCATACATATCTTGTGTACTGGATTTAAACTTCCAGTCTGCTAATACTTCCCGTTGCATCATTTCATCTGCAATAAATTGACACGCACCGTTGATATCGAAGTTTCTGATAGTTTCGATGTTCATTTCAGCATCAAGCAACATTGCCGGCAGAATGCCGATACCACCACCTAGTACATAAACTGCACCAAGATATTTTCTTCCAAGTGTATGTCGCATTGTACTAACAACCCATGAGTATAGCTTTGCTTCGGATGTGTTTACAAAACTACTTACATCAAAGTTTGGATAGTTGTAAATCAAATCTTGCAAACGTTTAACAATAGTATCATTCTCTGCAAGCTGAATGTGTGCTAAAAATTCCATAGCATTTCTATAGCTGCCCAACTGTTGTTCAACGTTAATCTTAGAATAAGTGTTTGCCATTCTGACGTAATCATATGGTACAATGTTTTCACCGGCGTTATTCATTGCATTTTTTAGCATTAAAGTGTCATCGTTGACTACTTCTTCAACCGCTGGACCTGTAGTATATTCTATTTCATCTTGAAATGATGTGTCATCAAATGACGCATACAATTCTTCGTTAGATTTAATAGTCTTTTTATTTGCTCTTGCTGCGCGGCGTGCGCGAATATCACTTACCATTGTATTTTTCCTCAAATGTTGCTTTCAACCATTCAAAGTCGTTAATCTTTGATAGTTCATCTGGATTATCTGCATTTGCAATGCCAAACTTTCTACCATCACGTGCGCCGTTGATGGCGTCTTCACCGAATGGTCTGTCTGATCCGACGTTACACCAAATATCTAGACGCTCTTTGTTTTCATCAACTTTGCTTCGCTGAATAATACTTGACGCTAGTTTAGTACATTCACGGAATGCCGACTTCCATGTGTTAAAGGGATCTGTATTGAATGCAGTGTAGTTCGCTGCTGTTGGCATTGGTTTAAATTTTTCGCTGATAGACGTTGTAAAGTCGATATGCCAATCTGTTGCTTCACGTAAAAGTTTTGTTGGGAATAATTTTAGTCCACCATAACCATAGATCAAGTCGTTAATTGGGTTCTTAGACTTCCAAGTATGCACGATATCCTCGTCCCAAATCGTTGGCATGTATTCAATATTAAATTCATCTAACAGTATCGCGTCCGCATCAACAACATAGAACATACGTGTATCGGCTAACTCCGCTGCTTGTTTGTGTGCGTTAAAGATACCCTTTACACCGTGAACGCGTTTTGCATTTGGTACACGCTGTAATAGTTTCTCGTAATTAGCATCTGCAAAAGGTTCGTTGTAACTTAGGAACACAACATCATACGGAATATCCGCAGATGGTGGGGTCTTTGCTCTTACTGGACGCTTGTTTTTGAAATTCATCTTACGAATTTTGTCTGCGTCTGGTTTGAGTTCTTTGATTGCTTCTGCTGGTATAAGTTTCAATCCACCAAATTGATGTACGAATCCAGTGTATGGGTTTTCCTTTGGCCACATGTGGAAGTGTGATTTATGAAACTTGTCAATATAGAACGAGCGGTCAAAGTTCATGTCTTTAACTCTGACATCATTATCTATCGCCCAGAAATACCCCATAGGTGCTAGTTCTGCTGCTTTTAAGTATGCTGCTCCAACGTCAGTGGCGTCTATAATTTCAACAAAGTCATACTGCTTATAGTAATCAGTGTTCTCTTTGTATAGACCTTCATCAAAATAAAATACAGGATAGCCTACTGTTTTACTTGCAGGTTTATCAATGAATATCATATTTTTAAATCTATCAAAAGAGAAGTCGCGTTCTGATAACTCATAGATAGATAGATGTGGTCTGTGAACTAGATACACACCAGATGTACCTGTGGTCGTTTCGTTTGTAGATTCGTTTGCAAATGCAAATACGTTTTCGATATTGAATATATCAGGATAGTAGTCGAACTTGAAATCATCCAATAGTTCAACAATTGTGTCAACTACCCAATAGAATGTTTCACCTGCCGCTTGCACATATGCTTGATACGGATCACGAGTTTTAATAACTTTGATACGTGTCACTTCTGGTATCTTCATCATAATATCGTCTTTTAGTAAAAGATTATATTTGTTATATGCCTTGCTTGATAGAGCAAGACCGCCATAGCCAACACGCTCACCTTTGATATCTGCAAAAGACCAAATCTGAGTGGAGTCCATATCATATAGATCAGGAACTCCAATTTCATCGATTAGTTTATTGATATCTTGTACTGTATCTAGGTCTGGGTTGACCATCCAAAATCTGTGAGTTTTTGATTTAGATATACATTCCTCAACTGATCTGCCGTGTACGATATCAAATGGTTGCATTTCACCCATTACCATGTCCATGTCTTTCTGCAAATCCATATCATAGTTTTTAGGGATAAGACGCACACCGTTTCTTACAATCTTACCATTAGGTAGTTTTACATTAAAGTTATGAATCTTATCTCTGTCATAACTGAAAGGATAGAATTCATCAATTAAGTCTTGATAAGGTTCTACTTGTTCATCAATCATCCAAAACATTTCAGTGTCAACCGCATGTACAAGCATTGCATCCATTTCTGCAATTCTACCAACACGATGTTGCTCAAACGGTATGTCTTTCGACGCAGGATGTACATCATACACCCCATCCTTTTTGAAGTAAAACTTTTTGTACGCGGTTTCATCAAACATGTCACGTTGTGTCGGGAATAGACCAATGCCGTGATACTCTCTAGCATATCCGGTTACTGGATTTACTTTTTGCCATAGCGCAACTTTTTGATTTTCTTTATCTAATCCAAATTCGAAATTGTAACTGAAATCAAAATCTTCGTTCACATCTGTATCAGGATATACAAGATAGTAGAAATCAGTACGCGCTACCGCACGACACTTTTCATGAACCTGCATAATGTTTTCACCCATGACAATATTGATATTATCATGTCGTGCTTTTAGTTTCTTTAAGTTCTCGTTACCAAAGTTACGTTTCCAATAGAAAATATCATACGTCTCTTTTGTTGGAGAATATGTTAAAGTTTTTTCATGTAGTTTAAATTCGTCGCGCATATAGTATGCATCTTCTACATACTCTCTGCCTTTGTTTAGAACATCAAGACGGTTGAAAAGTTTTACACCTACTACTTGCTTGAACATATCACGTTCATCTGCATTCCAAAGCTGCGTATACATTTCATCGTATTCGGTCGCAGTGTAACTAAAATCAAAGTCGTCGCCTGGTACTACCTCTGGATCAATAACCCAAAAGTGTTTAGTATTCACAAGTGACGCAATCTTCATCACGGCGTCAACAATCTTTGGATTGCTCATGTCTTCAAGATTGATTTTTACTAGTTTGAAGTTTGGGTAATCCCCAGAAACGCGGTCGAAACGATCATTCGTCTCTCTATCGTTTTTGTATGTTAGGTAAAATCCGTCGTAGGCCATAGTTGTCCTTATAGTTTCATTTTCTTGTATTATAACAGATTATTCGTCGGATGTAAAGACTGAAATGCCATAGTGCTTCGCAAAATCTTCTGCGTCTTGTTCGTCATTGACTATCGGCATTCCTTTGATATTCAGTGATGTATTGACTAGGATAGGACATCCTGTCGCTTCGTAGAACTTCGTTAGCAGTTCATACAGACCCGGATGTTGCTCACGATTGACGGTCTGTACGCGTGATGTTCCATCTTTGTGTATGATTGCTGGGAACAGTTCTGGGAATCTACATGTTGCAACAAACTGCATATATGGTGATTCGTTTATGTGTCGTGGCATATCAAAGTATTCGTGAACATGTTCTTCTAGAATCATTGGAGCAAAAGGACGGAACTTTTGTCTACGTTTGATTTCATTCATACGATCTTTAATATCGTCCCCGCGTGGATCTGCCGTAAGAGTGCGGTTACCTAGCGCACGTGGACCAAACTCTGCACGACCATTTGCGATACCAATAATCTCTCCGCGTAGCAATGCTTCTAAACTTTTCTGTACAGGATATAGACCTTTAATCTCATGTCCTAGATAAGGAGTTTCCCACTTGATTCTATCATCAAAGTATTGTTGTGACGCACCGATACAACTACCAGCATCTCCCGGATTTGGCATGATCCACACATTATCATATTGATATGTGATCTTTGAGTTTGCGCTACAGTTTAGCGCACAGCCGCCCATCATCACAAGATTTCTGCTTGGAATGTTTCTAACACACCATGCAATGATGTTCTTTAATAGATATTCGTACACTGCTTGTGTACCAGCAGCAATGTCGAACAAGTCTTGCTCACTCGTTAACTCTGGCTTCCACCACAAACACCCACGATGAAGATTGTGTTTGAAGTATGTTTCCGGTGAGTATCCTATACCCTCAACAAGTATGAATTCGTCTACAATTTCTTTGAAGAACCTACGGCTATCCCCATACGCTGCCATACCCATAAGAATGTATTCATCTTCTTGTGGTTTCAATCCCAAACGCTGTGTCATTGCACTATACCAAAGACCAATTGAATGTGGATATTCTTGAGAGAAAATCTTAGTCATACGCTCACCCTCGGCATGCCATATAGTAAGAGTTTCAAACTCACCTATTGAATCTATCACAACAACACATGCATCATCGAAATCACTCGTATAGTAACCACTTGCGGCGTGAGTGTAGTGGTGATCTTGATAGTCTATCTTGATACCATTCAACTGCGGGAAGTTTTTATTTAAATACCATTTAGGCCACTCACTTCCTGCGAATGCAAGTTCGTATTGTCCAGCTAGAAACTGACGGTACTTCTTCTTTAATGGTCGCTCAAACCAAGCAATACGGTCTGGCTTACCATATGACAACGCTTCATTGATGATACCATCGTTTAACAATGCATCATTCTTGATCTTACTGTAGCGTTCACTGTGTGATGCAAATAGTATCTTACCATCTTCAATCACTGAAACGGCTGCGTCATGATTCAACGCGCCAGAAATACCTAATATTCTCATTCGTTTCTCTTATTTGTAGATAAATGGATCACGCTTTCGTAGTTCTTCAATACGCGCCTTTAGTGCTTTTTTTCGTTTATATTCTGTATATGGGTATGTGATAATTTCCCATATTTTATTCAATAGTTTCATTACTATTCTCCTTAATTATAGAGTAGTCCATACTTAGTTTTTTTCTAAATCTATTATTCCCTGAAACCAAGCATTGTGTATTACATCTTTTAATTCTAAAACGTCTACGTCTTTTGGATGATACGGTCTTACGATATCACACCATATACCTTGGTCATGTCCTGCCACTGCTGTTTTAATATTGTTCCTACTTAGCATTAGTGCAAAATAACCTTCTGCATCTGGACTATGTTTGTCATATTGAATACGCTCTAATAGTACATCACTGTAAGACTTATAAAATGTATCAAGTAAATGTAAATCTTTCCATTTTAACGCAAACCAAGTTTCTCCAGTTCGCTCAGGCATATAATTCATTGACACATTGTCCAAACTATTTAATCTATCAAGTGCCTCTTTGGCACACTCATCTTTTACATGCCATGGTACCATCATACCGTCAAAATTTTCTAATTGTGCTGACAGGAATTCACTCATATCCGTATTACCAACTAAATCCCATCTCCATTTGACTACTATATCATACTGTTTAGAACTTTTTTTAAGTTCTGATAACGCATACTTCAAACTTAAAAACTGGGACATAAGCGATATATAATACGGCGAACATCCTTCTGGTATGTGTTGCTGTATATTGCTATAGTCGTCTATCAATTCATTGTAACTAGTTAATGCCATACCTTTTACAAATTTATAATTTTCAACTAAATGTACATTGTTGTTAACTTTAATATGTTTTTTCCACAACTCCGGTGACGCATTCATAGGTTCTTTTGTATTTTTAGTTACGTGTTCTTCAATAATATCAGATAGTTTTATTGGAGAAACGTCATCGCTCCAAGTATGACCATAGAAATCTGCTCCCGGGAAGCATTCGCGTATACGGCCTGCCACATCAACTAATATTCTACCAGTGAGTAGGACCGCAATACGCATTACATGTTCCGTGTGTTTTCGATATCATCGAATATGATCTTTGCCCACTCACTGTGTGCTTGTTCATTTGGATGCATGTATCGTTCATCGCCTTCTTGGTCAAAGAACAGTTCGTTGTCGTGCATGTATGTAAAGAATGTCTGCTGTTCATATATATGTGTCATATCTAATTGTGCAAGTACCGGACCCATGTCCGCTTGCTCACAAAGTTCTGTAAACTTAGTAGGTTCAAGAAGATTTGGAGTCAAGTTCAAACTATTGAATATAACATACTCTAGATCATTCTGTTTGCAGAAGTTTTGTATCTGTACCACATGCATCAAGTATGTATGAAAGTCATAAACTGGTGACCAGAAATGTTTCATGTATAGAGTGTTAAACAAATCTAAATCTCTGTTTGTTTGTTCATCTAACATAATGTTACCATGATACTCATGTGCAGGAATATTGTGAATTAGAATATTCTTTTCCTTTATAAAATGTTCGCGTCTACTGGGTGCAGTTAGCCCAATAGCAACAAATGGCTTCTTACCATTCTGTATAAGTTCACTAACTGTCGTGATCGTATTGCGTACAATGTATTGATTTGACACGCCTCGTTGTGCTTCCGTGACTGTTTCTGTTCTATCGAAACCTAACAACTCTGCTAGTTCAAAAGGCCATGCTTTATCTTTTAGTGCAAGACCTGTACCGTATGTAAAACTGCATCCATTTGCGTATAACATAGTAACTCCTATTAACTTCTAACTTTATTTATCTACTTGACAATCGCACGAATGTTCATATATCAAGGACGGTCGTCGCTCTCATTATGTTGAACATATGGAAAAGCAACGTGTGTGGGACATTATGAGTGGAAAGTTGGAAGATAAAGTACCAGAAGATCCACCATTTTAATAGTTGACAGTTAAAACGAATCACTATATAACTGTCTTGTAATCAAGAGAGAGTTAAACATGTGGGAACTCCGCGCACAATACAATCGTCTAAATGCCGAGAACCCAAGTGGGGTTCTTGAGTGGAGTTCTGTATTTGTTGACACTCAGGACCAAGCTGACAGTTGGTGGCGTTGCCGGACTAGCAGCAAATGCAAAGGTCGTGTAAGCACTATGTTCGATCCAGATGGCAATGTTGTCAAGGTAGCATTCGATTAATTCTTGACAATACAACGAATCATGCTATATTAATAGAGTAGTCAGAGAGAGGACACACTATGCAGGACTTTAAAGAATACGCAAAAGACTTCAGCGACGCCAGTCGTCAAGTATACGGCTCACATGCATACGCTGCAGGCTACTTTGAAAGCACGATGGCGGACATGTTCCGTTCGCTCACTGTGGCAGATCAGCAACGCTTCACTCGTATGATGCAGGAAGCGGCAAACAAAATGGTTGACGAATGTGTTGCTGCTGGCGGTAAGCGCGATGAAATTAAACTCTGCACTCTTGGTTCTTCTTATGTAGAAAAGATTGCAAATGGTGAAAGTATTGGTTTTTAATTCTTGACAATCACACGAATCATGCTATATTAATACTGTAGTCAAGAGAAGGAGACTCACAATGGCTAAAGTTGCTCGTAAGACTGTTGAAGTTGGCAAAATTCTGCGTATGGCAAACTCGTTCCTCGCTGCTGAAAACACCACTGCTGATGAACGCGAAGGTGTTTGTGCGCTGATGGAAGCTATTCTGTTTGAAACTGGTAACTATCGTGGTTATCGCTATCTCGACACCGATCAAATTGAAGGCAACGGTTCTCGTCGCTTCTACTTCCCTTCGGGGAAGATTGTTGACGATCACGATGCTGATCTCCGTAACATTAACAAAATTCGGGTGTAATCATGAATCTTTCGAATGTTCGTGACCTTGTTATTATCGCTGCTGTTACGTTTGTAACTGTTACATCTGCTGTATTCGTAACTGATCCGGTTCGCGTAGGACAGTGGTTAGCAATTGTTCAAATAGAACGTGACACTATTCTTGGTTCATATTATGAAGATATCTACTATCTTGAATGTGAAGTAAATAAGACAATAGATTGCGAGTAAAACAATGAGTATGGATCATATCCCAGGAGAACGCGGCGTTAAGTATTTTGGACGCTTTGATACTTGTTTAGATAGTTACCACTATACTGAACTGCAAGATTTTAAAGAAAAAAAGCATCCGAAAGAAGTGGCTCTTGCCGCCGCTTTGTTGGCAATAGATTTCAATGATGGTGAATATATCAAAGCCACAAGTCCGGTAAATGAATATATCACACACATGAATATAGACGGGACTGAAAGTACTCGCTATCTTATGAAACGCGATTCTAATCGTAGTATCACAATTGCTGCACTGCTGTCATTCCCTGGTCAAATCAGTGAAAAACTAATCGAACAGGCGCGTGATATTATTGCACGGCTCGAACTTGAATTCATGTTCAAAGTTTTGAGTGATAATATGAATGAGTTTGAGCGCGGTGTTCATGGTTTCATCGCAAAAGACGAAGTAAGTTATTCAGATATCGGAATCGTCGCATACGTGCCATTCTATGATAAGCGCGAAGAAGAATCAAAATCGCTTCGGGATCGTAGCGCACTGAGCGCACACATCGGCGCCGCTGGTGGTGTAATCGACACTGAGATTGAAATTATCAACAAACGTAAATCAGAACAATACGGAGGCTATAATGTATCTGCTATCACTATTGACGGCAATCGTGTTTCTTTCTTTACTTCCAAAGAATCAATTGCAAACCACACTGGCGTATTCAAAATCAACGCGAAAGTAAAGAGTTTCGAAACAGTATGGCGCGAACCTGATATCAAAGAAACTCGTTTGAACTACGTAAAGTTTGCATAAATAAGTTCGTATATAATATAGGACTTATTATGGCAGACAGAAATTTCCAAATAAAACATAAACACGCATGTCCACTTCCATTCCATCATCTGGCTATTAGACCAGATGGTGGGATTTTTCCATGTTGTTATTTCAGACAAGAAGAAGTACCAGAAGATTTAAGAATTGATCACCCTGATCCATTCAATCACCCTTTCATGGTTGATCTTCGTGAAAAGATGCGCAACGATGAAGCGCACCCAGGTTGTGCAAGCTGTTATCGCGACGAAGAAATTTCTGGTAGCAGTATGCGTACTGACATTTCATCTCCTTTCATTAACTTTGGTATTCCTGATGCTGCTGAATTTGCAGAAAATTCAAACAGAGATTATCACTATCTAACAAACATCGACCTTGCACTGAGTAACGTATGCAATAACAGATGTCGTATGTGCGGACCTGAATTAAGTACAAACTGGTACGCAGATGCTAAAAAGCTAGGATGGGGCGGCGAACCAAGACGTGGTGTTGTCGCAAAGAATAGTATCATTGAAGACTACGATTTAAGTAATCTAAAGTTTATCAAAATGATCGGCGGCGAACCTCTGATGGAGCAAGAGAAATTCATTAGTGTTCTAAAGAAATGTAATCTACCTGAATTAAAGATACTTATTGCAACAAATACCACAACTACCCCAAACGAAGAATTGACCGGTCTACTAAATCAATGCAAAGAAGTCAACGTGCAATTGAGTGTAGACAGTTATGGTAAGTTGAACGATTTTCTACGCAAAGGTAGTTCTTGGCAGAGAGTAGAGGAAGTAGTTGATTGGTTCTTGGAGTGGGAAAAAACTCGCAAAGCAACTAAGAGCAAAACCACTATCAGTTTCCATAGTGTTGCATCTATCTACAACTGTAATTCGTTCCACGAGTTGATTGATTATTCACTACAAAAGGGAATGCGCTGGACACATTATGTTATGGCGGATGGTCCTGATTGGATGCTACCTAGAAATCTACCAGACGAAGTTAAAAAAGAAGTAGCAGAATATTTAAATTCTATATCAGACAACTACCCAGGTTATTCTATATTCAAGTGGATGCTGAACGAATTAAATGAGACAGGCGACTTTAAACATTTTGTCAACACCGATGCCGCAGTGAATAGAATACGAAATGAGCATTGGGGTGAATTCAACCCATGGCTATGGGAACGTACAAAACCATTTGTTGAGGTGAATAATGAGTAAAGTAGTTTTAGTGACTGGTGGGTTTGACCCACTGCATTCAGGACATATCGAATATTTCAAAGCTGCCAAAGAGTTGGGAGACCATCTAATTGTAGGTGTGAATAGTGACGCTTGGCTTACTCGAAAAAAGGGTAGACCATTTATGTCGTTTGAGGAACGTGCAAATATTATCAAACACTTAGAAATGGTTGATGAAGTTATAGGGTTCAACGACGATGATGGCACTGCATGTGCCGCTATTATGCAAGTTCTATCAACTAAAGGATCTAAGTGGAAAGTAGTCTTTGCAAATGGCGGAGACCGCGTTAACACAAACGTACCAGAGTTTAAAACATTTCACGATAATAAAGATGTTGAATTTGCTTGGAAAGTAGGCGGTTCACGAAAGATGAATAGTTCGTCTTGGATACTTGAAAACTGGAGTAAACCAAAGACCGAACGTGCATGGGGCATTTATACCGTTCTACATAAAGGTCCCGGTTGGCAAGTAAAAGAACTAGAATTTGAAGCAGGTAAATCTTTGAGTGATCAGCGCCATTTTAATCGTAGTGAACACTGGCATGTTATTGAAGGCGTCATTGAAATAACAGTAGAAGATGATGAAGGCAAACAAACATTTATTGTTCCACAAGGAAACAGTTTTGATATACCTGCATTATGCTGGCACAAAGCAGTAAATGTTGGAGAAACTCCTGCTAAAGTAATTGAAGTTTGGATGGGAGATAAACTAACAGAAGACGATATTGAACGCAGAGATTAACTATTTGGATATGCGGATTTTAATATAGATTCTAATTCTGCAATTGCTTTATCTGTGTGTTTGATATAACCTAACACTTCTCTTGGGTTTTCAAAAAAATAAATCATACGCTGGCGATTATGTTCTAGAATTGGAAGCATCTTTTTGTATGCTTCTTTTCTTTTTTCTTCGGTATTATATGTTTCTGCTATATAATCTAATGTATTCAAAAATTTTTTATTACGTTCTATATGATCAGTCTCAGCGTCAAATGATTCGTCCCAAAAATCTGAAAATGTTTTAAATCCCAAATAATGTAACAACTCATAAATTCCAGAGGTTGATGAAATAATAAAAGGTAAACCAAGTGTTATAGGTGTAACTGTTTTTTCTGTAACCCAAACATTATTATCCTCAAAAAATACAGTTTCACTAATAACATCAACAAATACGTCTTTCATTTTTTCTTGTAAATCGGTTATTACAAACTGTTGATAGGTTTTATTTAAATTGTCAATATTTTGATTTACTTTTACCATATCATGATTTGTGTGTTGATCAATGTCATAATCATCAAATATATCATTTAATGCTTTTTGTATTTCTGAACTATGACAATATGCAACACTATCATTTTTATAGTTTTTAATTATATGATAGTATATTTTTACCCTATCATATGCATTTCTGGTAATAAAACATCCGAATATTTTTTTAAAACTTTTTTCTGTTGGTATTATACTATAATCTTTATCAACAAAATATTTAGGGTATTTGCCTGCAAGATAAACAAAGGTGAATACAATATCGTGAAGTCTTATAACGTTATTAACTCTATATGTATCAAGTGAATGGTTAAAACTTGAATGAATTAATATAACTCTATTAAAAATATCCGGTATTTTATCTGTATATTCATTTAAAATATCTCTTATAAATTGAGTATTTTCTTCTAATGTAAAACCTTCACATGTTTGAAAAACTATAGGTCTTTCAAATATTTTACCTGTTCTTATCTCTCTATTTAATTCACTGGTAATCTTTAATTTGTATTTTTCCATAAAATCTTGAAAAAATTTATTATATGGCATGTGTACATATTCTAGGTCACCATTACCCCCGGCGTATATATAAATTGCTGTAGGTCTGGCGACATATTCATCAATATTAATTCTATCCCAAAAATAATTCCAATTATTATTTTTTAGGTTATCAATTAGTTTATCAATTTGAAAAATCATTAATTCTGTCTCGAATTTCCATAATGATAAACAGTAATGCCATCCACTTTTTCGAATTTACGCCATGGGTCAATGACAATTGAACCTTGTGGAATTTCACAATACAATTTATCTTCGTGCGTATTTCCAGTATATTCATATGTAGTTGACGCACTGTGAGCCATTAAAAATACAGCTGGTCCAGAAGGAATAACAGTATCACCTGTCAATGGATCAACATAATAATGATGAATGCCCCTTTCATCTAGATAGCTGCCGATTAACATAGAATAGCTGCCCTCGACATATGGGACATTTGGCTTGTATGCTTTGCCGTGAATAACAACTGGCAGTGAATGCTTTGTTGCATAATATGCAAGACGCTTTGCAATATTCTTTGCTTGAATTTCACGTGCGCCCATAATCGAATCAAATAAATCATAGCCTAGATTTAATTCACTTGCCATATATCGTAGTGCAATATTATCACGTGGGTGACAACCGCCGCCATCTCCCATACCGGCTTTCATATACTGTGGTCCCATAATACGCATTGTTGATTGTGCTAGTGCATCAGTAACTACGTCAACATTAATATTACCTTGCGCCTCTGCAACATCTTGAATCATATTAACAAGACCGATTTTAGCGGAAATAAATGTATTGTAAAATACTTTAATTGCTTCGCATTCGTCCCAAGTACCTACTACATAGCGAGGATCATTTTCCATAATTGTACGATAGAAATCAGTTAATTCACGCGCATCACCATTAGCATCGCCATCTTGCGTACCGATCATAACCATCTCTGGATTTACCATATCCCATGCAACCGAACCCATCGCAATTAAATATGGGTTATAAACAAATCGTGGGTTAGTAATATGTTTAATAAATTCACGGCGAGTTGTTCCCGGCAAAACTGTACTAATTAATACTAGTAATTGACTAGAATTCATATGTTTGTTTGCTTCAATGATACATTCTCGCACAATAGAATAATCAAAGTCTTTTGGCTCTAAATGTGCAGTTGGAGCATTGCCATCGTAAAGAGGATCATGTGGTGTAGGTACTGCAATAAACACAATATCACGATCATGTACAAGTTCTTCAATTGAATTCACCACTGTGATATGTTCACTGCTACGTGGTGCTACATCGTAACCTTTCGTATCATGTCCCTTACGTGCAACCGTTTCTGCACAGGGCATGCCTAGTTTACCAACGCCAATAAATCCAATTTTACTCATTCAATACTCTCCGTTATTTTAAGTTTTTTTCTTATTTCTATTTATTAGTTCTTCTTGTCGCGCATTACACCATTCTACAGTTTCCTCTGACATAGTTAACCCGCAATAATCATAAATTTTAATAGCATGATTTAAATGACATAATATATCTGGGTGCGCATCTGCACTAGTACCGCCAAATTTAGAATTATTTGAAACATCAAATAAATGTTTTTCTGGTAATGCAGAAACCAATGTAGAAAAACTTTTCAAAGCATCGGCGTAATCATCTATTTCATAATCAGTCATGTGAGACTGAAACACAATTGGAAATGCACGATTGCTACTAATTATCGCACCAGCATTCTTTGCAGTATCATTATATGTGTTCCAATAACGTTTAATAAATTCACCCGAATAATGTGGGTTATTAAAGATGTGACCACGTACCAACCAATCCCCTCGCGGATTAACACGATCTTCTCTCCACCAGCTAGTCCAATTTACTAATATTAAATCGTCAGAACTCAAACCATGTTCTATATCTGCTTCTAACATAC